CCTCCCTTGTGATAACTATCGTTAGCTCTTCTGTCTCGGCATTATATGTTGTACCGACATTTAAAACACCCTGCTCGATAAGTTCGTTAATGATGTTGTTTGCGATCACCTGCAAATTATTATAAATATATTCTCTCAAATCTTCCAGGCCTGTTTCCAGCTCTTCTACAGCTTCAGCTATGATTCTGTTCTGATTTTCTATCGAAGTATTTACAAATTCTTCAAGCTTATCAGCTTTTATAATATATTCTGTTACTTCTTTAATAATCCAGTCTAGATTCAGTTCGTGAAAATTGGTATAGGGGAAATTCTCAAATACTGCCATTATTTTACCTCCGCTTCAAAGCGTTTGACAGTGCCATCGTCGAATATGACGCCGTAGCATTTTCCGAGCCTTCGATCATAATGAAGTTCGATCGAAACGCTGCCGTAATTTATGACTGCGCTTTTCACTTCCTGCTTATTCTCAGCAGGATAGACGGCAGCCTCTTCTTTTTTCTTTTTAGCCATATGTCCTCCTTAATAGATGTTAAGACAGAATTCAGTTTTGAACTCATTAACAATTATATTGATAAGATTGAACTGCTGCCTCATCTGGATCTCTTTGCGTGCTACGTCCTGGGCGTCTGTGATGGCGGAGTCGCCTTCCAGATGATAGGTCTCATGTCTTGTTATCGTGCCAGTATTGGCGACAGACGAAGAGTCTGAAGTGTTGGATCCGGTCGTCGGCTGCTGTTCCTGATCCCAGGCGTTGACATCGTTTTTGGTGTTGCTCGATGCTTCGCCCTGCGTCATCAGATCCCTGGTCTCCGTTTCGGTCCTCTCTTCATCTCTCTTGATGTTGATGAACGGATCATAGTCCTCATAAAGGACCTTGGCCATGCGCTCCCAGGTTCCGATCCGGTTGGCCGACCATATGCCGATCATGTTTTTCATAAAGTCAGCGTCGCCGTACAGAAGCGGAAGCTCAGATGTCTGAAGCAGCAGATAATTGATGAATGAAGATCTGTCTATCTGTTCCGGCAGCTCCATCTTGCTGAAGAGCGTCGGATCGTAGCTGTAAAGTCCTAAAGTGCTTACTCTTGCGCCTCTTGCCATTCGATACCTCCGTCATAGTAGTTGTCATATCTGTATTCTACGGCCAGATCAAGGCCATAGCGGGCGTTTACCTTTCGGATGCCCTCGCGCATTGAGTCGAGCCATACGTTGATCAGAGCGGTCGTGTCGACGTCATTGGCTTCGACTTCCGAGCTGATCAGCCTCTCCCTCTTCTGCGTATTGGCGTTCGGGATCCCGATCCTTGTGTTGAACTGATCCTCGATCGTCTTCAGATCGTTCAGGATGCGGTCTGTGATGTAGTTCTGGCCGACGTTCTGCGTGAAGAACTCCCAGTTCGGAGAGCCGTCCTCGTTCCTGAGCTGCTTGTCCAGTACGGTAAACGGTTTACCGGATGAGATCTGATCATACATTTCTTTGTATGTCTCGGCGACCGCCTTATTCTGAGCGAAGAAGATATAGGAGGCTTTCGAGTTGAGAAGGTTGATCGATGCGGTCTCCAGAGCGACAGCCATCAGATCCGCATATGTTGATATGATGTCCATCGGCGAACCGAAGTCCGGCTGAAGACGGATGATCTCGCAGTCGGTTCCGATCCGCAGTTCCTTCATGTTCAGAACCGGGTTGGCGATCACGACTCTGGAAGGCTGATAGAAGATGGTATGCGTATCGGAGAGAGTGCACTGCTGCGGAATGACTCCGAACTTCTCATCTTCGAAGATGGCCACGAAGCCGTATCCGAGAAGCACATATTTGAAGTAGTTCTCCGCCCAGGTCTCGGGAAGGCCTGAGAACCTGAAGACAGAGACGAGCTTCTGAAAAAGATATTTCACATAATAACCGAAGAGAGCCGTGTTCCTTGTGTGGATGGCTGAAGGGTTTCGACTTCCTTCGTATAGATTTATAAACTGATAGCTGTGCGGACTAGCCATAATAACGGATCCTCCTTCTTTTTCTTTTCTTTTTGAACATTGAGACAAGGATATAGACAAGGCTTGGCTCTGCATATTTATTGTGTATGACTCCGATCAGAGGGTTCGACAGATATCCAGAACTGCCGTCATTATATTGTACTCTTCCGAGAGGTGATCCCCATGTTGGAAGAGCGATCTGCCTGAGTCCCCACTCAAGAGAGTCGGCCCAGGTGTTTCCGGCGATCGAATAGCTTATATTCAAAGTTATATTTCCGCCACCGTCATCCAGTACCTGCTCGACAACTTCTACATGACCATAGGTTCCGCCTCCCCAGACGAGGATGTCACCCGGAACGATATCGACTGATCCGGATGTCACGGTCTGATCCGGCCATGTGTTATAGATCCAGTCCTTGCCATTTCCGGGAGCCTGGGTGATATAGAAATCATTATAGATATTTCTGTCAACGATCTCTCCGGTCCTTCCGTAAGCGTACCAGGTACAATTCCCGTCATATCTTCCGAAGCGGTTCCACGAATTATATGAGCCGTACCAGGTCGTGAAGTCTGTCGGCGCCGTGAGTCTTGGAGTGAAGCTCATTCAAGATAGACTCCCGTATTGAGATAGCTCTCGATCTGCTCATTCTCTGCAGACGTTCCGTCTGTCTGCATGGAAGCCTGCGAGCAGACCGTAAATCCTGACAGGGTCGAGAGAACAGCGCTCTGACATAAAGGAGATCCGTATCTTGTATTGTCACGTCCGACAACGTTCATGAACTGATACTCGATCCTTGGCGCTTCCCCTCTGAAGATCAGGAAGGATCCCGGAGTTCCTTTTCCCGATACGTTCGGGATCATCGACATGACTCCGGATCCGATCGAGCTGATGAAGTCTCCTGCGGCTCCGAAGATGTTGCCGGTGACAAGATCTTCCAGAACTCTTCCGGTTCCTGACAGCATAGCAGAACCGGCTCCCAGATAGTCGGAAGTCAGCTGAGCGATCGGGATATCAACTCCCAGGACAGAGTCGGATGTTGCGATGACGTTCGTCGAGTCTGAAGCGTCAGTCACTTCCAGATGCGCCATCCCCTTCTGATAATCGACATACCATCCGCACCGGATCGTTGAAACTCCGAAGAGTCTGGTCGTATCGAGCGGAATCGTTCCGAACGGCTCGAAATAGAGCCGGTAGTTCGAGTATGGCGACAGCTGAGTATAGGGATAGGATGTAGCATCGGGATGCTTTGCGACTGTAATATCTGAATAGACCCAGTCCCAGGCGGTCGGATCTATGACGTTGCATGTTCCGGAGATATTGATCGAATAGCCTCCGAAATTGATCGAGGATGCCGATGCTCCGGTGCCTTTATCCGGAAAATTCGGAAACCACTGGACCGAGACGATGTACTGAAGCGGATCGAACAGCTGTTTCGCTATGCCTGAGGATACATCACTCATATCTGAAGGAACATAGTTCATCAGGTTGGTCAGCAGCGAGTTGAAGGCTGTCTGATTCATAGCGTAGGCCGTGATCGCCGAGCTGTTGTCTGAATAGACCTGAACGATATAGCATCCGGTCATAAGGATCCCGTCGAAATAGGTCGGTACCGGAGTCGTTCCGTTGATGTTCGCTGCAGATCCGTAGGTCTTTCCTTTTGTGCTGTTTGCCTTCGTCGGATAGAAGTTGTCGACGATGTTTCCGTCGGAAGATGATGCCGATCGGATGATGTACTGGCTGCTCGACTGGATCTCGCTCCGGAACGAGGCCAGAACATCGACCCTCAGATCGAGGACCCATACTCCGAGCGAATAGGTGATATCGCTGATGAAGTAATATCTGGACCATTCTTCGATATATGCGTAATTGTAGCCGATCGGGTTCACTCCTTTTGACAGCTGAATGACCGGCGAGATGATCGATGAGGGAGTCTTCACCTGGCACGCCAGGGTCACAGACTCGACCGAAGATCCCGGAATGGCCGTCGAGTTGGCCTTCTTATTGAATTTATATAGAGTTATATCCATATAATATACCTCCTTATTAAAGGGAGGCCCGGGGCTATGGGCATCCCGGACCTCGACAGCATGAAAGGAGAATGCGCTTAGTTGAGAGTGAATACTGCGATCTTCTCGGTGAAGTCGTTCTGGAGCTGAACATCCATATGAGCGAAGAGGTTATAGTACTGACCCGCTGCGTTATACGGAGAAGCCTCGACGACATCGTTGAAGATGTTGTATCCGAGAGCGTCTCTGTCGAAGATGATGCCGACGACGTTGCTCAGAGCGACATTCGCCGCTGCGACGTTGACAGCACCGGTCGCATCGATATAGACCGGCTTGGCGGAGATCTGATCAGGCGTATCGATAGCCTGCCAGAAGTCGACGCCTTCGACATCTGAATAGGTCAGGAAGTTGTCATGATAAGTATCAGCGAGAACTCTCGCAGTCATGGCTTCCAGGAAGTCAGCCAGGAAGTATACTCTCTGATCAGCATACGGTGTATGACGGTTGATGTCTAAGCCGTTGACTTTGACCTGATACTTCTGGGATCTTGCCGTGAACTCTCTGGAGACCTTTGAGACTCTTGCATAGGCCCATTTCATGAAAGCAGGCCAGTTCGCCGGAAGCATGATCTGCTTATCGGTCAGAGTCTGACCGGTTGCGGTGTTGTATTCAGTCCTCAGGTTGATGATATCGACGTTCATGTCAGCCTTAGCCGCGATGGCGTTGACAAGGATACCTCTCTTGAGGTTCTCGAGCCACTGTGTTCTCTCATTCATGAAGTGCATCAGAAGACCGGACATGAAGCTTCCGAAGTTTGCTTCGTTCTCAAAAGCCGTCTTGAGCTGCTCACGATAGATCGTATAATGACCCTGATAGACATCGGATCCGACATATCTGGTCTCAAGGACTGCCGGCTTGCGGACGACGAACTGATCGACCGCCAGACCGTCGGTCGTTGAATGAGTCTGATCAGCTTCTGCGCCTCTATCGGCAAAGTTGATCTTGCGGATGATACCGCCCCATTCTTCAGCCGTATACTGAAGCCCTTTGAACTTCTCATCATACGGACGGACGGCGATGATCGTTCTGGCCAGGACCTGCGTGATGGCGTTCAGAGTCGCCTCGGTTCCTGCCTGAAGAGTTGCCTGCGCTACGGATACGAAAGACGAATAGTCAGTCGCTGCGATGGTAGTGTCACCCGTAGCCTGGGCATGGATAGAGTTGAGCAGAGTATAGACCTGCTCCTTAGTCATAGAGTTGACTGCCATTTATTTTTCCTCCTTTTTAGGGTTTATGAGAGAAGCCAGAACATCGAGCGCCTGATCGGTAGCGGTCGGCGTGTTGACCTCCGTCTCATTGATGTTTTTTGTCTGCATCGCAGACTTCAGGCTTTTGACCTCATCGGCCAGAGCCTTGATCACGGTCGCATAGTCTTCGACCGGTTCAGCCGGCTGTTCTGCCGGAACTTCTTCGACCGCCTTGTCTTCTTCGATCATCGCAGAGATCTCGTCTCTGGAATAACCGGCCTTAAGAAGAGCGATCCTCTCACTTATCTTCATACTGTCATTTCCTCCTTATTGCAATTTATCCTCGATCAGCTGCTTCAGGCCGACGAGTACCGCATTGTTTTCGGCGATCACTTCCTTCAGGGAAAGCATCTCCGCTTTGTGGTTTTCCTGCTCTTTGTTCAGGAACCAGAACATGATACCGCACATGACGATCGGGAACCCGACTGTCGCTACAGCGTTGATAATAATGTCGATATTTTCCATAGTGACCTCCTTTATGAATAGGGAGGACTTTGCGATCCGACCAAGATCGTCTCCGGGCGTTCGGCGCCCCGGTCTATGGAGAGTCCTCTCCTATATTTTTATTATATACTAAGTATATTATAGTTTGTGAATTTTCCACATTTTATAACAAATAAAAATAAATTTAAAAATGCTTGATTATAAATTTATAAAGGTTATAATGAAATTGTCAGATAAGACATGGAGGAAAACAAAATGACAAATACTATTATCAGATTATCGGAAAAGGTAAACGGCGGAATGCATCATTTCTATCGCTATCAGATCAGCGACCGGAAGATGCTCGAGATCTGGGTAAACAAAGGATCCAGAAGGATCGACCGCATTATCGGCTATGACAAGATCGGAGTAAACGATGTCGCTCATCTTAATGAAGTGACTGAAGATGTGCCGGTATATATTGACAGCATACTGGCCAAGGGCTATGAGATCGCTGAAGCTCTGGATGTCAACCGCCTGCTGACGTTCGCCGAGGCGATAGACATCGCAAGAAGTTAAGGAGATAACAGAATGAGACGGAAAAGTGTTGAACAGCAGGAAAGAGATCTCCTGCGGGCGCTCCGGCGTGAAGTCTATGACGCCGAGCGTCTGGTCGAAATGGGAGTCATAAATAAGGGGCAGTTCACCAGGCGGATGAAGATCGTCTGCCGGCAGCTGCTGATGCTCGAGCTGAAGTATGGGCTGATAGGAGGAAATGATGGCAAGAGGGAAGATCGTATCGGATCCGGGGATCTGGATCGACAAGCAGATTAAAAAATATACAGTAGATTATAATGGAGCATGGACCCGGGTACAGCGTGACCATCTGGCGGATAAACTGGCCATGTTGGAGAAACTGAAATATGGACTTTCATGCTACCAGGAGCTGATGACGTACAGATCCTTATTCTTTGCCTTCGAGCAGAAGTACGGGATCACCGTCGGAGCGTTCCTTAATAAGGTCAGAAGGGAGGATCTCCATGGCAAGATTTAAGAATGCGATAGAAAAATACAACTACTATGCAGGAAAGATCAACGAAGATCTGAAGACTCTCGCAAAGGAAGCGCCGGAGTCCAAAGCTCTGGAGCGCTATGCGGGAGAGTTCGAGCCGATCACTTCCGAGCATGCCAATATAAGGAAAGCCCGGGAGATGGCAAAGCGTGCCGAGAAGCTCTATAAAAGCGGAGCGACATCTCTTGAAGGATCTGAGCGTTCGATGGCTCTGACGATCGACAAGCTGCGGGAAGAAGGTCTCGACTTCATCGACCGCAGGAACTTCCGGTCGTTCATGCGTTTCCTTCACGATGCACAGGCCCGGGGACTTGGGTCTCTCTATACTTCTGAGCAGATAATCGAAGCCGTCAAGGATGCACGAAGGAAAGGACTCAACCGCCGGCAGATCGAGGCGAATATCCAATACTGGGAGCAGAAGATGGTCAAATATGACAAAGAAGGCCTTCTGATCGAGCCTGACGAATATAAACCTCTTAAGCCTATAACCGGCCAGAGGCTTGAAAACTTCAGGAAGAAAGCCCGGGCAAGAGCCAGGGCGGAGGCTAAAGGTGGCCGTCGTTGATGCGAAAGATTTTGATATATCGATCTTTGACAAATACGAAATACTGAAAAGAAAAAAGAGGAAGAAGGGAAGCCGGGACTATCTGGATGTCATAACAGCATTCGATATCGAGTCTTCGAGGCTTGACGATATCGAACAGTCAGTCATGTATATCTGGCAATGGCAGATCGGAGACGATCTGACCGTCGTCGGCCATTACTGGGACGATTGGATCTCTATCCTGAAGGCGTTCGCCGAAAGATATGAGTCATGGCTTGTCGTATATGTCCATAACCTGAGCTATGAGTTCAGCTTCCTGAAAGGAGTCTACGAGTTCATGCCTGATGAGGTCTTCTGCATGGACTCCAGGAAGATCCTGAAGTGCGAGATGTTTGATCATATCGAATACAGATGCAGCTATCTTCTGACGAACATGTCTCTCGACAAGTTTCTGAAGAAGTTCAATGTCGAAAACAAGAAGCTGACATATGACTATTCGAAGATCCGATATCCCTGGACTCATCTGAGCGATGAAGAGATGGCCTACTGCATCAACGATGTCAAGGGACTCGTCCAGGCACTGAAGAAGCAGATGCTGTCGGATGGAGACACGCTCTCTTCGATACCTTTGACGGCGACCGGATACGTTCGCAGGGACGTCAAGGAAGCCATGAAAAACTTCAACCATAATCAGCTGAAGGAGATGATGCCTTCCGTCAAAGTATACCGGGCGCTGAGAGAAGCGTTCCGGGGAGGCGATACTCTTTCCAACCGGTGGAACACCGACGAGATCATCAAGAACGTCAAGTCATGCGACATCGTCTCTTCCTATCCGTCTTCGATGCTGATGAACCGCTTCCCTATGTCCCGCTTCATCCTGGAAGATCCGGACGACTTCGACAGACTTCTTAGTCTCGGGACGAAAGCGCTGCTCTTCCGGGTGATATTCATCGGGATCCGTCTTCACGACAACACGGAAGGACATGCCTATCTTTCAAGAGACAAGTGCAGGGAGATCGTAAACGGCACCTTCGCCAACGGAAGGATCCTGAACGCCGACTATCTTGAGACGACGATCACCGACGTCGACTATGACATCATCTCCAGACGCTACGTCTGGACAGACCGGATCGTCTTCAAGCTCTGGTCCTCAAACTATGGGATGCTGCCGCTTGAGTTCCGCAACGTCATAATCAATTATTATAAAGTTAAGACTGAACTGAAAGGCGTTGATGAAGGAACCGATGACTATCTCTTCTATATGAAGAACAAAGAAAAACTGAACTCGACCTATGGCATGACGGTCGAAGCCATCAAGGACGAGATCATCTTTGAAGGCGGTGAGTTCAGGATGGGAGACAAGCCTCTCTGGGATCTGGTCCGGCAGCATAACGCGCGAGCCTTCCTGAATTATGCCTGGGGAGTCTGGACAACCTGCTGGTCGAGAAAACGGCTCGCAGACGGCATCGACGTCGTGACCCATAACGGAGAGGATCCCTTCAACTTCATCTATTCGGATACAGACTCGATCAAATATATCGGCGATGTTGACTTCACGGAGTACAACAGCCGGATCGAGAAGGAGGCTCTGAAGTGCGGAGCATATGCAGCAGACCGGAACGGTGAGGTCCACTATATGGGAGTCTATGAAGATGAAGGATATCGCAAGCCCAACCGCTTCAAGACCCTGGGAGCCAAGAAGTACGTCTTCGAGGATCCCGAAAAGAAGCTGCACATCACGATCGCCGGAGTGAACAAAAGACTCGGAGGAGATGAGCTCGGAAAACTTGAGAACTTCAAAGAAGGCTTCATCTTTACGAAAGCCGGCGGAACGGAGAGCCTCTTCAATGACGATATCTATCTCGAGCTGACCAGGGAAGGACACGAGCTGATCGTGACCGACAATGTACTGATCAGGGACTCGACCTATACTCTGGGCATCACGGCGGACTACCGCCGGATCCTGGACGGACTCATCGATATCAAATACTCAGACCATGATATCGAGGGACTTTATAAAGTCAAAGACTGACCGCTTTCAGCTTTGAATATATTGTGCAATATGAAAGGAGAATAAAATATGAATAAGGTTATATTGCAGGGAAGATTAACAGCAGACGTCGAACTGAAACAGTTCGGAAAAGGTGATGACAAGAACGTGCTCGCCAATTTCACGGTAGCATGCAGAGACTACAAGGACGCAGACGGTGAATGGGTGACCCAGTTCATCAGATGCACAGCCTTCGGAAAGCCCGCCGAGATCCTGGAGAAGTTTACCGGCAAAGGTCAACCGATCTGCGTATCAGGCAAGCTCAGGAACTCCGTTTATGAGGATGAAGACGGACAGTCTCACTATAATACCAACGTCATCGTCGAAGACTTTGATCTGATCTCCGCAAGAAAAGCGGATGAGGATGAAGAAGACGAACGTCCGGCAAAGACTTCGAAATACGCCTCCAAAAAGGCCAAGAGATAAAATAACGAGGCAGATGCGGCTGCCTCTTTTTTCATAAGGAGAATTACTATGCTTTACGATAAGAACGGATATCTGGACATCGATCAGATCATGAAGAGCGACAGCGCCGTCTTCAAGTTCATCGTCGGAGGACGTGGAACCGGCAAAACGTTCGGTATACTTAAGTATATGGTCGACAAGGCCAGAGAGACGGGCATGAAGTTCATCTACCTGAGAAGGACCCAGACGCAGGTTGATCTCATGAAAGGCGAGGAACTTAACCCGTTCCTGGCGCTTGAAAATGAACTGGGACCATCTTACAGACTCGTCATCAGCAAGATAAACAAATCGATGTCCGGTCTGTATGAATGCGAATATGACAACAAGACCGGAACCTTTCACGCCAAAGGAAACCCGATCTCCTATATCATGGCACTTTCAACGGTGGCCAACCTGAGAGGCATGAGCGCAGCGGATGTCACGGACATCTTCTATGATGAGTTTTCTCCCGAGAAGCATGAGAAACCCATCAAGAACGAAGGAAGGGCCTTCCTGAACATGGTCGAGACGTTTGGCAGGAACAGAGAACTCGCAGGCAGAGAGCCTTTAAAGGTCATCTGCGCTTCAAACAGCGAAGACCTGGCTAACCCTCTGTTCCTGACCTTAAACTTCATCACGCCATGCGAGAAGGCCCTCAGATCGCAGAAGGACATCGTCAGGATCCCGTCAAGGAATGCGACGATCTATCTGCTGCACAACTCTCCGATCAGCATGATGAAGAAGCAGACATCGCTCTATCAGCTTGCAGGAGAAGACTCGGAGTTCTCCCACATGTCGCTCGACAACGAGTTCACAGCCGATCAGATGGACATGGTCAAAGTCAGACCTATCAAGGAGTTCAAGCCTCTGGTCCGAGTCGGAGAGATCTGCATATACAAACATAAGGATAAAAAGGAATGGTATGTCACTCATCACATGTCAGGAGATCCGATCCGGTTCGACTCTTCCGAACTGGATCTCAAGCGTTTCGCCGACCGTTTCTATTATCTCAAACTGGCGCATCTCAACCGGCACATATTCTTCGAGACCTATCTTGATCAGGTACTCATGGAGAAATACTTGAAAATGTGATAATATGTTCATGTGACCTTCTCCATGTCTAAAGGTCACATATTAACACCTCGGCACCTTCGGGTGCCTTTTTATTTTGCCAGGCATGGAAGGGTACTGGACTGAGACCAGGCTATGACGGTACCTACCTGTCGAAGATATAGACCGGTGCCCAACGAGGGTACTGGACTGAGACCAGGCTATGACGGTACCTACCTGTCGAAGATATAGAC